GGCCCGGATGTTCCCGGTCAGTTGGGTGTATTCCTGCGTCTGGGCGGCGACGAAGGAACGGACGCTGGCCAAAGACCCGGAATTTTCCTGGTCGACGGCAATGCGCCGTTTCTCTGCCGCCTGTTTGCGCATGATTTCAACCTGCTCGTGCGCTTCCTCCTGGGCCTTGAGCATGTTATCGAGGTCCGCCTGGAGCGCCGGGTCGACAGCTACGACTGGACCGCCCACATCCCGCTTGGCGTTCTTCTTGGCGGCATCCGCCCGCGCCTTGGCGATTTTCTCCTGCAGCTCCCGGACGGCCCTGTCCATGTCGGTCTTGTATTTTTCGATGGCCTCCATGTCCTTCCGGTAGGTCTCATCGATGTCGATCAGCTTGGCCTCGTGGGCCGTCGCGGTCAGCTTCCTGATTTCCGCACCGAACTCAGACACCCCGTCCTTTGCGGAGTTGAGGATGTCGGCCATCCGGTCCAGGCTCCCATTCAGGGCGGACTGCGTCAGGTTGTATTCGCCGGCCGCCTGCGTGCCCGTTTTTTTGGCAGTCTCATCCGCACGCCCCATTTTCATGACCGCGTCCTCGACGCGGTTGAAGGACCCCAGCATTTTGTAGTTCTGGTCTGCAAATCCCAGGGCCCCGTCTTTGGCGCCCCTCCAGCCCTGCTCGATCGTGCGGAGGTGATCGACGAACCCGGCAAAATACTTGCCGAGCACCGGCAGACGCTCGACCTGCTCGAACAGCATCCTCCAGCCCTGCGTGATCTTTTCCAACACCGAGTAAAACCCGACGCCCACCATCCCCACGGCGAACTGTACCGCTTCCAGGGTCTTCAGGAGCGCCAGGCCCGTCTTTTCGGCGATGTCGCCCCACCAGTTGGCAATTTGCTTCCATTGGCCGCCATAGGTCTCGATCTCTGCCTGGGCGCTCCCGCCGAACCGCTGCTGGATCTGCCTGAGGACGGCATCGAACTTCTCGGACTTCTTCACGCCGTCGCCTATGATGATCCCGTATCGGGCCAGCGTGCGGGTCTCGCCGACAAACGCCTTGCCGACCAGCTCCGCGGCGGTCGCAAGGTTCATCCCTTTTGCCGTGGCGAGATCCATCGCCGCCACCGTGGCGGCCTTCAGCTCGGTCGTATTCATCCCGTAGGATTTGAGCGTTGCCATCATGGCGATGGTCAGATCGTCGTCGTAGGTCGTAACCTTTTGGAGCTGGGCGGCGTATTCCTTGAGAGCGGCAAAGTTCTCGCGCGTGAAGTCTCCCTGGTTGCGCATGGCCACGGCGAGCTTCATCTGCGCCGCTTCCAGCTCTACATAGGCCTGAACGGCCTGCTTCGCGACCATTACGAGCGCGCCCGCAGTCCCCGCCAGCGCGAACCATCCGGCCTGGAGCTGACGGATCGACGCACCGGCCGAATGTGCCGATGCGTTGGTGCTCGCGACCTGGTCGTTGACGCCCTTCAGTTGGGCCTTGAGGCGCGCGAATTCGGCATCCGCCTTGTTGACCGCCTCGATGACCAGTTGTATTTTCTGATCACTCATCGTCCCGAACCGTTTCTTTCGCTACCCGGACGCGCCTGCTGCAGTGTGCGCAATCTGTGTTCTTCTTTGCTGCCCTGCAGGCCCTGCAGAATTCAGCAAGCAGCCGCCTACTCTCTTCCTCTTCCGTCTCTCCCACGAGGAGGCGGATGACCGCCTCACGGAAGAGGATATCCCGCTCCCGGTATTTCAGCCAGGGGGCGCACTCGTCCCATCGGCATCCCCAGAGGATACCGTCTCTCCTCGTGATGTCCCCGGAGGCCAGGACGACGACAAGCTCATCGATCCAATCGGCCCCAGGTTCGCGGAGATCTGTTCCATCGCCCCCGTCAACCGCTCCAAGAGCGAGAAGACGGGGTTGCATGCGAAAAAATCCTCAATGACCTTCAGGACTATTTCCGTCGTCACGGAAAATGACAGCGTGTCAGCCAGAGACACGAGATCCTTGTCTCTTGGGGATTCCCCTTTTTCGGTCAGCACCACGGCCAGGGCCGCGGAAAGGCGATCACCGAGGGCCTGTATCAGCCCAAACGTGCCGGCATCCGCCGGGATCCGAACATCCTGAAGGATCTCCAAGAGCTGCTTGATCTGGCCAAGGACGAGAGGCCTCTGCACGTAGATCCTGCCTTCGATATCGTACGTGAACTCCATATTGGTCCTTTCTGCGCTTAGAATGTTGCTATCGGGCTCAAGAGCACCATTCGCAGGGCCGAAGCATCGGCGTCGTCGTTGTAGTAGCTTTCGAAGGGCAGCTCCACCAGCAGGCCGGTCGGCCCCGAGATGACCGGAGATTGAGGCTTGAAAATGGCCTCATCGAAGTAGAAGCTCATCTTTTCGTTGCCTGCCGACGCACCCGTTCCCGCGCCATTCGTGAAATGCAGCTCGATGGTCGTCTCAGTGTGAGCGATGGCCAGGGCATAGAGCACATCGTCCTCGAAGAGGATCTTGGCCGTTCCGGTCACCTTCGCCCGCCCCTCGGGGAGGCTGTAGCGTTGGCCGGTCCCGTCGATGACGTAGTTATTGCCGTCCAGGGCGTTGTCCAGGGTGAAATCGATATCGGTGACCGTCCCCAGGGGGGATCCCCCACGCTGTATGGACCCGGAGAAGCCGTCGAACGGCGTGTGGCCGTTGTCGGTCGCCGTTCCGTCGAAAGTTGCCGCCCCGATGGTTTCCTTCGCTCCCATGATGGAGACGGAGCAGTCGATCATCCCTTCCGGCTTGGCAGCCAGCCTGAAGCTGTTCACCCGGCAGCCGTTGTAGAGGAAGTACTTGTCCGTGGCCAGGTCCGTGAACTGCTTCTCGATGCACATCCCGACCGGCAGCGTGCCGATCTTGTAGGTGTGCGTGTAGGGAGCCGGACCGCCTGCGACGCCGTATCCGCCGAAAATGTGTTTGAAGAGCTTCCCGTACTGAGGAGAAAGCTCAAAGTTGATGTCGCCGGAAACGTCCACATTGCCCCGGACCGGGGCCTGGGGATTGCGGTTCGAACGAATCGTGTTGGACGACACGAGATTCCTGTTCAACCGCAGGGATTCGGTCGTGAACGGCAGGACATGAGCGTCCGGCGCACCGGGGGTGCTCTTGAAGGCCGTCTCGGTGTCGAAAATCAATACGGCATTAGCGCCTGATTGCTGAGACATGGGTTATTCCTCCTTTCCCTTCTTGCCTCGGCCGGATGCGATCTCCGGCTGGTTTTCCTGGTATTCCTTCAGCCTTCCCTTGCGGAGCAGGACTTCCGCCACATCGTCGGGGACTTGCTTTGGGACGCCGATCTTGAACTGCCCGGCGATTCCGCAGCCCATGATTTTCGGACCTTCGTCGTAATATAGTTTTTTCATAGATCCTCCTTTTACGGTTCCGGTTCAGGGACCGGCTCGGTTGCGATGACATTTGTCCTCAAGCGATAATTGAGCCCATAGACCAAGAGCCCCCCCTCAGCCGCCACCAGGTCCTCCCTGACAGGCCAGAGCCAACCGTAAGGGTTGATCTGGTGGCCGATGAGGTAGTTTCTGACCGCCTCGATGATCGTATAGGCTTCGGATGCACCGGCCTCCCTGCTCTTGAGGTTCTTTGAGACCAGGACGACGAGGAAGTCCATCTGGTGATCGGCCCGGTTCGTCCCGATGACCCTCTTCTCCTCGTAATCCGCGCCGGAGTAGATCACGTTCAGGGCAGGCAGGCGCTGCGGCGACTTGAGGAGATCCTCGATGTCGCCCTGCCACACGCCGACGCTGGCCACGGTGGTGATCTTCTGCAGTTGCGTGATGATGGCGTCCTGAATCGTCTCGATCATTTAAAACCCCGACATCTTGTCCCTGGTGAAATTCCGGTCATTGGAAGCCACATTCACCGTGTTGTCCGTATTGGCGGGAGAGGGCGTCGCCGATCCGAGCTTGATTCTCCCTTCAGCCACCTTTTCCAGGAAACGAATCGCCTCCTTGTACCTGTCCGTCCGTATTTCCGGCATTTCCAGATCGCTGCGGGAGTAGAGGTTGTAGGCCGCGATATCCACGCTGATCTGGCGAACCTTCGACGGCACGGGGGACAACGGAATGGCATATCGATCCTGGCAATACGCATCGATGGTGGCATCGGCATCGGCGATAGCGCGGGCGACCTTCTCGTCATCGATCTCGCCCGCGCCATCATCGTCCGTCAACTGAATCAGCGCGGTTTCATTGAGCAGATTCAGGATATCGTCCTGGGTGCAGTAAGCCATTACCGTCTGCCTTTCTTTCCGGGTTTGGCCGGTTCTTTGCCGGTTTCATCCGCTCCCGCGGCCGTTGATACACCGGCATCGTCGGTTTTTTCCTTTTTCTCCTTGACGATCTCCACGATCAGCACCGGTTCCGCCTTGAGGGTGGCCAGATCCTCCTTGCTGAATTGGTCATCCGGATACTGAACAGCCTCCGCCGGATGGGAGACGCCACACCGCCGGAAACCGGCTTTTTTGCTCTTGATGATGATCATTGTTTCACCTCTCAATTTGTGTTTCCCGCGTCCCGAGGGACGGCGCCCGGTTGGGCCGGGACGCGGGAAACATGGCTCAGGCCATCACATTGTCGGCCAAAACATCCGTTTACGCCTCTCCGGTGCTGCCGTAGCTCATCTGCCAGAAGGCATAGCCGCCGGCGGCGCGCGCCTCGGCGCCGAAGCGGAACTTCTTGCGCATGAAGACGTTGTCGTTCTGCGCGTCGGTCTGCTCGACGAAGTTCGGCGCCTTCCGCTCCTGGTAGACGAACGGCTTCACCGGCATGGAGGTGCAGTGGAGGAACCAGGCCGTGGCGCTGGTGAGCCGCGGGTTGACGACGAGCCGCGCCGTGCCCTTGTAGGGGTTCGGCGAGTCGTCCGTCAGGCGGTCCATTTCGACCAGGCGCTTGCCGGTGATTTCCAGGGCCGGAGGCACCTCCAGGACGTCGGGAACGAGCCCCAGCGGCCGGCCCTCGTCGTCCTTGACGGACATGATGGCCGTCCGGGCCGCGCCGTAGGAGGCGGTGGCAGCGGCAGCGGTCGCCGCGGAGAGGGCGGCCGTGCCCTTGTTGGAAACGCTTGCCCCGGCGACGCTGTGGTCCGTGTCGTAGAAATACTGGCCGTCGTAGCAGGTGTTCGCGAAGGCGTTGTTCTTCAGATCCGAGACGATCTCGTCGGGGAGCTGTCGGGCGGAGTAACCCGCCATCTGCGCCTGCGGGGCGTAGATGCCCAGGTTGTCGTCCTCGATGTCGTTGCGGTCCACCTCCACGGTGGCCTCCCAGTCGTCGTTGACGACCGTGTACTTGAAGGCCTCCAGGGCCTTGATCACCTTGTCGCCGATCCACTTGCGCATCTTGGGGAAGTTGGACAGCCAGGTGTAGTCGTTCTGCCCGGATCCGGACGGAACAAGCATGGCCGTCAGCTCCCACTGGCTGGGGGCGCCGTCGAAGGCGTTCATGAACGTGGTCTTCAGGGACAGGAAGACCGCAGAAATCGTCGATTTGTTTACCAACATGGTGTGACCTCCTTGCGTTTTAAAGGGTTCGGGATCCCGGGGGCCTCGGCCCCCGGGCCGTTATCGCGTGCCGTCATGAACGTTACGACGTCAGCAGCTTCTTCTTGTACTCGATCCAGGCCGCCAGCATGATCACGTCATCCGTGCCGAGGGTGCCGTCCTTCGGTTTGATTGTCAATTCCACTGCCGCCGGATAGGCCGCGAGGTTGGCCAGAGCCAGGGTGAGCGTCACTTCCTGGACGTGCTTGGTCGTGGCGTCGCCGGTCATGGCGCTGGTGTCGCCGCCGAAAGTGGAATCTGCGTCATATGCAGCCGCCTTCACGTTGTTGTAGGCGGCCACGGTGAATTTCGTGGCGTCGCCGACGGTCGCTCCGATCTTGGCAGCCAGGATATGGAGCACCGCGTTCGCGGTCAC